TTTGCACCGGCAACGATCAGTTCATCCTCAACCCCGACGACTACGCCGCGGCCGAGGATGCCGGCGAGATCGTCGCGGTGTTCCACAGCCACCCCGTCACCCCGCCAGCCCCCAGCGGCCCGGATCTGGTGGCGTGCGAGACCAGCGGCCTGCCGTGGCACATTGTCAATCCGAAGACCAAGGCATGGGGCGGCTGCAAACCCAGCGGCTACAAGGCGCCGATCATCGGGCGCGAGTGGGCATGGGGCATAACCGACTGCTGGACGCTGGCGCGGGACTGGTACGCCGAGCACGGCCTCCAGCTGCCGGACTGGGAGCGGCCTCGATCGCTTGAGGAGTTCACCGCGGCGCCGATGTTCGATGGCTGCTGGCGCGCTGCTGGATTCCGCGAGCTGGAGGAAGACGAGGATCTGAAGCCCGGTGACTCCCTGCTGTTCAGCATTGACGGCCCTGGGCTGAATCATTGCGGCGTCTACATCGGCGACCAGCTGGTGCTTCATCACATCCGCGGCAGGCTCAGCAGCCGGGACATCTTCGGCGGCTGGCTTCAGAAAACCGTCGGCCGGCGGCTGCGGCATCCTGGGTTCACTACCATGGCGGGAGGCTGAGCGGAGCCATGCTGCGCAAAATCAAGGTTTACGGGCAGCTGGCAAAGTTCCTCGGCCAGCGCGTGTTTCAAGCTGATGTGGCCAATGCTGCGGAGGCGGTGCGGTTCCTGGTCACCAACTTCCCGCAGCTTGAGAAGCACATGGCCGATCAGCACTACCGGGTCAGCGTCGGCAGCTATGACTTGAGCCTCGATGAGCTGCACGACCCGGCCGGCCAGCAGCAGATCAAGATCGTGCCGGTGGTTGCTGGTGCAGGAACCTTCGGCAGGATCTTGGCAGGCGTTGCCTTGATCGCTTTGTCGTTTGTTCCAGGGCTTCAGGGTGTTGCTCTGCTCGGTAGCAAGGTCATGCTCAGCACCGTGATGCTGGGCGTCGGCGCCTCCTTGGTCCTTGGCGGTGTGGCGCAGATGCTTTCGCCGGTGCCTGACTTGCCGACAGGCTCAGGGTCCGACAACGATCCGCGCAAGTCCTACAGCTTCAGCTCAATTCAGAACACCAGCCGCCAGGGCACCCCGGTGCCGGTGATCTACGGCGAGACCATCGTCGGATCGGTGGTGATCAGCGCCGGCATTGACATCGCGCAGGTGACGGCATGACGGACCTGATCATTGGCGCTGGTGGTGGTGATGGCAAAGGCGGCGGCGGTTCGCAGCACACGCCGACCGAAGCAGCCAACAGCCTGTTCTCAACCTCCTACGCCAAGCTGGTCGATCTGATCAGCGAAGGTGAAATCTACGGGCTCAAAGACGGGCTGAAGTCCGTCTATCTGGACAACACGCCGCTGCAGAACGCGGACAACTCCTACAACTTCCAGAACGTCAACGTCTACACGCGCACCGGCACACAGGCGCAGGCGTACATTCCCGGCTTCGATGATGTCGGCAATGAGGTGAGCGTCGGCGTCACAGTGCAACAGGCGACGCCTGTCGTCCGCAGCATCACCAACACGGCAGTCAATGCAGCACGGGTCACGATCACCGTGCCGGTGCTGCAACTGATTCAAGACAACGCCGACATTGTTGGTTCCAGCATTCAGCTGGCCATTGCGGTGCAGTACAACGGCGGCGGCTACACCACCGTCATCAGCGACACGATCACCGGCCGCAGCTCGCAGCAGTATCAGAAGCAGTACCTGGTCAACTTCAGCGGCGCCTTCCCGGTGGACATCAAGGTCACCCGAGTGACTGCCGACAGCGCCAGCGCCAAGCTCAGCAACGCCTTCAGCTGGAGCAGCTACACCGAAGTCACATACGCCAAGCTGGCCTACGTGAACGCGGCGTTGGTTGGGATCCGCATCGACGCCGAGCAGTTCAACAGCATCCCCAGCCGGTCGTATCGGGTCCGCGGCATCAAGGTCAAGATCCCCAGCAATGGCACGGTCAACAACACCACCGGCGCCATCACGTACGCCGGCACATGGAACGGCACCTTTGGCGCGGCGCAGTGGACATCCGACCCTGCCTGGTGCTTATGGGATCTGCTGACCTCGACCCGCTACGGGTTCGGCAATCACATCGACACCACCCAGCTCGACAAGTGGGCGTTCTATTCCGCGAGCCAGTATTGCAGCGCCAGCGTGCCTGATGGGTTCGGCGGCACCGAGCCGCGCTTCAGCTGCAACGTCAACAACCAGACGGCTGAGGATGCCTACAAGCTGATTAACGACATGTGCTCGGTCTTCCGGGCCATGCCCTACTGGAGCACCGGTGCGCTGACCGTGGCGCAGGACAAGCCGGCCGATCCGGCCTACCTGTTCACCCTGGCCAACGTCAGCGAGGAAGGCTTCAGCTACAGCGGGTCCAGCCTCAAGACCCGGCCGAACGTGGCCGTGGTCCAGTACATGGACCTCGATCTCAGAAACTCAGCCTATGAGGTAGTCGAGAACGCGGCGGCCATCGGCAAGTACGGCGTCATCAAGTCCGAGATCACGGCCTTTGCCTGCACATCCCGCGGTCAAGCGCATCGCGTCGGTGACTGGCTGCTCTACACCGCCAACAATGAGGCCACCGAAACCGTCACCTTCACGGCCTCGATTGATGCCGGCGTGATCGTGCGACCCGGGCAGATCATTCAGATCAGCGATCCGGTGCGTGCCGGCAACCGGCGCGGCGGGCGGATCACATCAGCAACCACCACGACGGTCACCGTTGACGATGCCACCGGCCTCAGCACCATCAACGGCCCGACGCTCTCGGTCATCCTGAGCGATGGCACGGTGCAGACCCGCTCGGTCTCAGGGATCGCCGGCAAGGTGCTGACGGTCTCGACAGCCTTCAGCTCAGCTCCGAACGCCAACAGCGTGTGGATCTATCAGACCACCGACCTGAAGACGACGACGTGGCGGGTGCTCGGCGTGCAGGAGCAGGATCAGTGCCGCTATGCGATCACGGCGCTGGCCTACAACAGCGGGAAGTATGACTACATCGAGCGAGGCGTTGCCTTGCAAGCTCGACCGGTCAGCAACCTCAACAGCGTGCCGGCGGCACCGACCAATCTGAACCTGACCGAGGCGCTCTACAAGTACCGCGATCAGGTCAGCTCGAAGATCATCATCACGTGGCGATCTATTCAAGGCATCAGCCAGTACCTGGTGAAGTGGCGCAAGGATTCCGGCAACTGGACCACCGTCACCCGGCAGCAGCAGGATTACGAGATTCTCGACACGACGCCTGGGTTCTTTGAAGTCAACGTTTACAGCCTAAACGCGGGTGGCCAGTCTTCCTCCACGGCGCTGTCAGGCAGCATCACGGCGCTTGGCAAGACGGCACCACCGGCCAATGTGCCGGCGCTCTATGCCGTGCTTGATCCTGATGTGGGCGTCACCCTGAGCTGGGATCCGGTCGCTGATCTCGATCTGCAGGGCTATGAGATCTGGCAGGGTCCAGCCTGGGGCAGCGGCACGAAGCTTGGCGTGTTTGCGGCCACCAGCAAGAAACTCGGGCTGCTGGCGGCCGGAACTACGACCTGGTGGATCAAGGCGCTCGACACCAGCAGCACGTACAGCACCACCGCGGCCAGCGCCTCGATCACGATCACAGCAGCTGGAGCGACAACAGCCACCGGATCCTTCAGCAACGACAGCCTGATTCTCAGGTGGACGGCGGTTTCCGGCAGCCTCAGCACCGCCTTCTATGAGGTGCGCTACGGCACGGTGTCCGACACGTGGTCAACTGCCACGGTGCTCGGCACGGTGCAGGGCACCACCCTGTCGATCAAGGGCGCATGGTCTGGGACGCGGCGGTTTTTCATTGCTGCGGTGGACCTCAAGGGGAACTACGGCGCGGCCGGCACCTATGACTCGGTGATCACGGTGCCATCGCAGCCGACCATCACGCAGCAGGTGATCGACAACAACGTGCTGTTGCAGTGGACCGACTCAACCCAGACACTGCCGATCGTGGCGTATGAGCTGCGCAAGGGCGCAAGCTGGGCCGCGGCTACGGTGATCGGCACTAAGCAGGGCAAGTTCACCACGGTGTTCGAGTCATTCGCCGGAACCTTTGTCTATTGGCTCGCAGGCATTGACTCGGCCGGCAACTACGGCACCCCGGGCAGCGTCTCCGCGCAGGTGAACCAGCCGCCGGACTACGTGCTGAAGTTTGACCAGAACAGCACCTTCGCCGGCACCAAGACCAACATGGTCGCCTTCGGGTCTGGGCTGCTGGCCAGTGCCAACACAACCGAGACCTGGCAGAGCCACTTCACCAGCCGCAGCTGGAACACGCCGCAGGATCAGATCAACGCGGGCTATAGCTACTTCCTGATGCCATCGACCACGACGGCGCAATACTACGAAGACATCAATTACGGCACGGTGCTGGCCGGCACCAAGGTGACCGCAACGCTCACCTCCACTGTGATTGCTGGCAGCACCACCATCACGCCAACGATCAGCGTGAAGAAGCTGGTCGGCGACCCTTGGACCGTCTACGCAGGCGTTAACTCGGTGTTCGCCACCAACTTCCAATACGTCCGGGTTCAGTACGACTTCACCAGCGCCGGTGGTGATGACCTGCTGCAGATAACCGGACTGAACACGCGGCTGGATTCCAAGCTCCGCAATGATTCCGGCAACGGCACCGCGAATTCGGGTGATGTCGGCGGAACCACCGTGACCTTCAACGTGGCATTCGTGGATGTGGATTCCATTTCCGTCACGCCGCTCACTACCAGCGCCGTCATTGCGGTTTATGATTTCGTTGATGTTCCCTACCCGACAACCTTCAAGGTGCTGCTCTTCAACACCTCAGGCACAAGGGTCAGCGGCGGCTTTAGCTGGAGCGCACGAGGAGTCTAATGGCTGACTGGTCCCTGCCAACGCTGACGAGCACGTACGTCAACTTCCTGAGCCAGCTTCAGACCCGGGACACTGACCTGGCGCTGGGCTTTGATGGCACCACCACCAGCAATCAGCCGGTAGGAACGATCCGCTGGGACAGCGCCGCCAACCGCTGGAAGAAGTGGACTGGCTCAGCCTGGGGCGAGCTGGCCGCCACGTACGCCCTGACGGCTCTGAGCACCACCGGCGCGGCGACGATCGGCACGACGCTCGGCGTCACGGGTGTGACCACCCTGAGCGGCGGCGGCACAAGCACCACGCCAGCCACCGACAACAACAGCACCAACATCGCCACCACGGCGTTTGTGGTTGGCCAGGCCGCGGCGACGGCGCCGGTGATGAATGGCACGGCGGCCGTGGGCACGTCCCTGCGCTACGCCAGGCAGGACCACGTCCACCCCACCGACACCAGCCGGGCACCGCTGGCCAGCCCAACGTTCACGGGCACGGTCACGATCCCGGCCGGCGCCAGCATCACGGGTTTCGCGCCACTGGCCAGCCCCAGCTTCACGGGCACCGCGTCGTTTGCTGGTGATGTGCTGCTGACCGGCACCGGATCCCTCGATCTCCCGGCCGGCACCACGGCGCAGCGGCCGGCGTCACCCACCTCGGGCATGATCCGGTTCAGCACAACGCTGGGGCAGTTCGAGGGCTACAACGGCACCGCATGGTCGCAGGTCGGCGGTGGTGCAACTGGCGGCGGTTCCGATCAGGTGTTTCTGGAGAACGGGCAGACCATCACCACCAACTACACTTTGACCACAAACAAGAATGCCGTCTCCGCTGGGCCGGTTACGATCAACGCAGGCATCACCGTCACCGTTCCATCCGGCGCCAGCTGGGTGATCGTCTAACCCGAAAGGATCATGCCAATCACGCTCGATGGATCAGGGACAATCACGGGGCTGAGCGCAGGCGGGCTGCCGGATCTGTCGATCACGACCTCGGAGATTGCTGCTGCGGCGGTGACTGCATCAAAGCTTGATGGCGCGCAGTCCGGCACGGCTCCGATCTATGGCGCCAGGGCGTGGGTGAACTTCAACGGCACGGGCACCATTGCAGTCAGAGCGTCTGGAAACGTCAGCTCGATCACTGACAACGGCGTGGGTGACTATACCGTGAACTTTACGACGGCGTTGGCGGATGCTAACTATGCTGTCGCTTGGTCTTTTGGCGGCACTGGCGGCGCCTTAACTGGTAGAACATTGGAAGATTCCACTGCTAGAACTGCACTATTAGTAAGGATGGCAACGGCAAATGTCGCTGGCGGCCTGCTTGATGCAGCACAAGTCAACGTCGCCATCTTCCGCTGACCCATCATGAACAACCCTCGCATCCTCTACCCAACCCCAGACGGTGGCATCGCCATCGTCATCCCTACCGGTGAGCTTTCCATCCAGGAAGTCGCCGCCAAGGATGTCCCCGAAGGTGTGGCCTACACCATTGTGGACGCCAGCGAGATCCCTGAGGATCGCACCTTCCGCGCAGCTTGGGAGTTCCAGCCATGACCATCAAGATCAACATCGACAAGGCCAAGGCGATCGCGCACGACATCCGGCGCCAGCAGCGCGCCGCGGAGTTCGCGCCGCTGGATCAGGCCATTGCGGCCCGCATTCCTGGTGCTGACCCTGCGGTGATCGAGCAGGAGCGCGCGGTCATCCGCGAGAAGTACGCCACGGTGCAGGATGCCATCGAGGCAGCCAAGACGCCGGATCAGATCAAGGCCGCGATCGCGGAGGTGATCTGATGACCCTGCGGATGAACGGATCCACCTCGGGTTACACCGAGATCGACGCCCCGGCGGTGGCTGGCAACAACACGATCCAGCTGCCGGCCAGCAACGGCAACGCCTACC